AAGATATCGTAGAGCAGGTTAAAGCTGTTGCATCTACGTCAACCGAGTCTAAATCAGATGAAGGCGACGACTATCTCTCGCACCTTAAGGGTCTAGAATAGTTATTTTTTTGTGTTGGGCTGCTTTTAGGGATAGTATTACCTAGTTTAATTACTATAATTTCACAGATCCTTAAGAGCGGTCCTTTTTTTAATAATGAGTAAAGATAAATTAAAGATATTAGTAGTTCCTGCCAATGACGGCGGTTGTAGCTATTATAGAGCAATTATGCCTTTTGAGAAACTTCTACAATATTGCAGCGATGAAGTAGAAATTAGGTTCAACAAAAATCCTTTAAATTGGAACCCTACGTCTAATACGTCAGCTGAAACTCATGAAGATATGGATTGGTGTGATATTATGATGACTCAGAATATTTCTAATTTCGGACCTCACTTCATGATTGAGCTTTTTAAACAAGCAAAAGAAAACCGTTGCTTTATCCATTACGATACCGATGACCTTCTTACAGAGATTTATCCAGGGCATAGATTGTTTGAAGTTTACAAAGAAAGAGATTTAAGTGAACTTACCTCAACATTATATTATAATGCAGACTTAGTTACAGTAACTCAAGCAAAATTTGCTAAACGTATCGAAAAAAATGTTCGGGGGACTTTAGCCGTAATTAAAAACGCTATTGATTTTGATTTACCTTGTTGGAACCTAGCGAAAAACTATAGAACTTCCAAAAAGGAACCATGTAAGATTGGATGGGTAGGGGGTATCCACCATGAGCAAGATGTTAAACAAGTACCAGGGCTGGGTATTAGTGTAAATGCTAAAGTAGGTCCTGAGAATATTAGATGGGGGTTTTACGGTAGACCTCCTTTAGGGGACGAAGGACCTGAGGATTGGCAACAGAAAGTATGGGATGAGTATACCCGTATCTTAGTAGGACCCCAAAAGCATAAAAATTGGGCTGTATACCAAGCTATGCCTACTGATAGGTATGGATCTATGTATCTTAACATTGATGTAGCTATCGCACCCTTAGAATGGAACAACTTTAATGATTCAAAATCTGAAATTAAACTTATGGAAGCTGGGCGTTATGGCATTCCTCTTATTGCTACTGATTGTGGCGCATACGACGAAATTATTAAAGACGGAGTAACTGGATATCTTATATCCAAAGAAAATAAAAGATCGGATTGGACTAAAGCTATTTCTAAATGTGTAAAAGATCCTAAACACGCAAGAGAAATGGGAAGAAATTTGAAAAAAATCGTAGATGAACGTTATAATATAAACAAGGTGGTACACCTTAGGTTGGATTTATATAAACAACTTTTAAATAAAAATGAATCCTAAGTTTACCATTATAGTTCCTCATTACCAAGGAGTGATTTCACACGAGAGATTTCTTGAAGGGATTGAAAGTTTACAAAATCAAACTTGCCAAGATTTTGAAATCCTATGCTACCACGATGGACCCCTTTTAGATGATTCAGTTGAATTTCCAATTCCGGTAAAATGTACAGATAAGAGATACAATGATTGGGGACATAGTTTACGGGATTTAGGTATTCAAGAAGCTAAAGGGGAATATATTATACACTTTAACCCTGATAATATATTATACTCAGATGCCTTAGAAGAATTGCAAAAAAATAATGACCCTTTGCAAGTTTTTTCGATTAAAATGATAGGGATGGAAGAGTCTAAAGGTGTTAGGTTCTATTCAACCCCCAGAGATATATCTAAAAGCGTTACCCTTACCGGTAATCCTGCAGTGTATGGAAATATAGATTGTGTGCAGTTAGTAATGAAAACCTTATTATGGAGATCTGAGGAAGGCTGGAAAGATAAAAGAGAGCAAAGTGATGGAGTTATGTATCCATATTTTGCCAACAAATACAATGTAAAATATATCCCCAAAATTTTAGGGGAACACCGATGATTACTTATATTATCCCCGCCCGAAGGGGGTCTAAAGGATTTCCTTTTAAAAATAGAATTTTAATGTATGAACATAAATATCTTAAAGAAATAAAAGACAATTTAATTATTAGTACAGATGATGAGGTTATAAAAGAATTCTGTGATTCTAACAATATTAAAATTCATAATAGACCACCACATCTGAAAGGGGATAAAATATCAACTAAAGATGTAATATTAGACGTAATAGATTCAATGGAAGTTACTACTAATTTAATTTCAGTTTTATATCTTACCTACCCTCAAAGGAAACTTCAGGATATTCAAAATGCTATTCAATTCCTTCAAGACCAAAAAGCTAATAGCTTGTTATGCCGTAAAGATTTAAAAGTTCATCCATTTTTAACACTTAAAGAAGAGCCATTGTGCAAAGGGTCACAAATTACCCCCCACAATTTATACCGAAGACAGGATTATCCTAAATGCTTTGAGGTTAGTCATTTTATTTCTATCTTTAAAAGAGATGAGATATCAAAATTAAATGATAATCTCTATAATGAAAATACTGTATTTTTCCCAATACCTGATGTATTAGACATCGACTATAACTTAGATTATGACACCTATAAAAATAATAGCTGAAATTGGCATTAACCATAACGGTAGCGTCCAACTAGCAAAAGACTTAATAGACATAGCCACTCTTGCAGGATGTGATTATGTTAAATTCCAAAAACGCGATCCAGATATATGTGTCCCCGATTCCCAAAAAGAAAAGAGAAGAGATACCCCTTGGGGTGAAATGTCTTATTTAGATTATAAAAAGAAAATTGAATTTGAAGACGCTGAATATATCGAAATATCTAAATATTGCCAATCCAAAAATATTCAATGGTTCGCATCTGTATGGGATATTCCATCTTGCCATTTTATGAGCAAATACGCAAATACTGCTAAAATCCCCTCAGCTTTAATTACTGACTTAGAGTTATGCAAAACCGCTAGAGAGATTTTTCAAACATTAATAATTTCTACAGGGATGAGTACACAAGAAGAGATTGACAAGTGTATCGAAGTATGTAATCCGGACGTTATTATGCACACGAATTCAACTTACCCGTCACCTTTACCCGAGCTAAATTTAAATTATATCCATACTTTAAGTTCACAAAATCCGAGTAAAGATATTGGGTATAGTGGACATGAATATGGTCTAGTTACAACTTTTGCGACTGTACCTATGGGAGTAACATGGATTGAAAGGCATATAACGCTAGACAGAACTATGTGGGGTAGCGATCATTTAGCATCATTGGAACCTCAAGGAATAACAAAACTTGTTAAAGGTATTCGTGACATTGAAAGAGCATTAGGACCTATAAATAGCGAAAGAGTATTATATCCATCTGAGCTGTCTAAGAGAAGTAGTTTACGGAAATGAAAAAAGCACTTCATTTATGGGGAGTCTCCGCGGATAATGCTGGAGATAATTTACTTGGGAATGCTACTAAAGAATGGTTCGCAGATTATATTAAAGATTCATGCCCTCAAATACAGTGGGCTTCTAAATCTTGCCGGGATATTTTTAAAACAGAAGATATAGAGTATATTAATAATAATTTTGATTATCTTGTAATCGGAGGTGGAGGGTTATGCTTGCCTGACACCGCTCCCAATATGTTATCCGCATGGCAGTGGAACATTTCAGTTGAAAATTTAAATTCATTAAAAATCCCTATTTATGTTGTATCTATTGGATATAATTTATTTTACCATCAGACAGTAGAAATGCCCTATAGAGATTCTAATAAGATTATAGAAGGCAGACTTGAATTATTTAAAAAGCATATGGAATTATTAATATCTAAAGCCGATTATTTTTCAGTTAGACACAAAGGAGATATCGCACAGTTATCTAAGATATTAAACCCTTCTTCCATATCAAAAATTAAATTCCAAATATGTCCTACCGTATCTTATACTCAGAAAAGGATAAGCACCGTAGATATAGCCTCTAAAGCCCCCAAAACTTGGGCTATTGAGATAAAAGAGGATAGAGAATGGAGAAGATTTTATAATACATCAAAATCTAAAGTATACAATGAATTGTATAAATTTATAGTGTATATGAAAGAATCGCATAATATTAATGTTAAATACTTAATGCATGAGACTAGAAATATCTCTTTATTAAGATATCTTACAGATAAGGGTATTAACCCTGAAATAATTAAAAATTGCCAAGCAAAAGAATATGATATTCTAAATAACTTTAAAAACATAGATGTCCTTTTGTGCATGGCGGGACATAGCCAAATGATTGGGCATGCTGCTGGGTGCAAAATAATCAGTTTAATTAGCCACGATAAGCTTAAATATTTTCTTGAGGATATCAATGAATATGAAATCGAAAACTACGTAGATTTAAACAAGGATTCAATCTTCTCAAAGCTTAAAAATATTAGTACCAAAATTTTAAAATAAATGACACCTAAAAATCCACATAAAGGAATTAAAGATATTAAAAAATCTTTAAGTAAATACTCTTCCGATATGGAAGTAAATTATGATAAATTCTATAATGATATAAATTATGTATCACCTGGAATTCATTTAGGTTTATATTACCCAACTTGTATAGATTTGGTGAGTAAGGGGGATAAATGGCTAGACGTTGGTTGTGGGTCATGTGGAGTTCTTAAAAAAGCAATTAATATGGGTATAGAAGTACATGGTATGGATATTGTGGATAAAAGTATAGAACAAGCAAATAAGAATGGAATTAACTGTATTAAAAATTCTGCAGCGGAAAAGTATCCTTACCCTTCTAACACTTTTGAACTAGTAACTTCTATAGATGTTTTAGAGCATTTACACACTTCTGATGTTATTTCCGCTCTTACTGAGATTTATAGAGTCTTAAAACCTAATCATTTCGCAGTTTTAGCGCCTTACCCCTTTCAGGATAGGACAGGTCATTTGCATTTAACCGTCAAACCTACTAAATGGTGGGTATCCCAATGTGAGGCAGTAGGGTTTAAATATATTAAACATATAAACCCACATGGTCTTATACTAAAAAAACTTAAATAAAATGAAAAAATCAATTAAAGAATTTAAAGATATTCATAAAAGTGCTGATATTTGGATTATCGGGGCTGGGGCTTCGATGGACTTTATAGATCCTTCATTCTTCGAGGGGAAAATTACTATAGGATTAAACAGAGTTTCTATGAAATACGATTGTTCTTATATTGTAAGTAAAGATTCTATCGGTTTTTCTAAAGTGGATACGAAAAACGCTAAACTAATAATATCTAAGCATAATTGTGGGGATACTTGGCAACGAGAAAATTCACTACATGGAGATTACTGGATTTTTGAGCATCCCGACAAACCCAATCAAGAACCATTATTACATACAATACAAAAGAATAGTGATAAGATTATAGTAAGTTATAGTACTATTACAAGTGCAATGCATATAGCGGCGTATATGGGCGCTAAGAATATTATACTGTGCGGTCATGATTGTGGGTTAGTTAATAATAATTATACGTTTAAAGGCTATTATGAAAATTCAAAAGAAGTAACTGCTTTAAATACTACATCTTCGCAAGATTTTAAGTCTGAGTACTTTAAATTTATAGAGAGAATGGCACCCCATACTATACAAGTAAAAGAAAAACTTTTAGAGGTTTACAATACTAATATCTACTCCCTTAACCCTTTTACGTCTTTTCAAATGGAGGGGAATGAAGTACTAATCCCTAAGTTACCATGATTATTTATGTGGATATAGACGATACTATTTGCTTTTACAAGGAGACAACTTCAGGGGAGATTCCTGATTACTCTCTCGCGCTACCTTTAATGGAAAATATTAAACGAGTTAACGAATTATATGAAAACGGACATACGATAATTTACTGGACCGCTCGAGGAGCTGTGTCCGGGATAGACCATACTAAATTGACAGAAACTCAACTTTCAACTTGGGGATGTAAATACCAGCAACTTAAACTAGACAAGCCTCATTTTGATATTTTCATAGATGATAAAGTTTTAAATTCTCGTGATTGGGAAAATAATAAAGGACCCTTCCTTCAAAATTCCAAAAAAGGACTATAATATAGTATGACATCATTCTTAGACGATATATGTAAACAACTTGATAATGCTGCCATCTTAGCTGATGAAAGCAAAATCTACGGATACGTAGACTCGGGCTCATATGCCCTTAATAAAATTATTTCAGGAGATTATAATGGCGGTTACCCCATCGGTTCGATTACAGAGATCTACGGAGAGAGCTCGAGCGCAAAGACGGTGTTTCTTACACACGCGTTCATCGGAGCTCAACGAGAAGGGTTCCACACTGTTATGGTGGATAACGAACATGCTTACTCACCATCCTTCGCCGAAAAACTTGGACTTGACTCCAAAAAGCTAATTTACACCAACCCAGAATCTTTAGAAGATTGCTTTGAAACTATTGAAAAGGTTATTAAAGCTATTCGTAAGAAGGATAAAGATACTCCTATTATGATTGGGTATGATTCCATTGGAACATCCCCCACAAAAAAGGAAATGGACGATGATTTCGGTAAGAATTCAGAGATGGGTGGAGCTCTTAGGGCTAAAGTAGCAGGTCAATGTTTGAGGAGAATTAACCCTCTATTACGTAAATACAAGGCGGGATTAATCATTATCAATCAAGTTAGAAGTAAAGTCGGAGTAATGTTCGGGGACCCTCGTACTAGAGCAGGAGGGGGAAAAGCACTTCTATATTATTGCGGTACTTCATTAGAGACCGCATCAGGTAAAAGCGACCAAATGTTTGATGAGCGTAAAAACCCACTAGGTATTACAGGTACATTAAAGGCTGTTAAGAATAAAATTACCAAGCCTTTCCAATCATGTGAATTTAAGCTTTTATATGATGAAGGTATAGTATCAGAGTATGGGCTTACAGAGCAATATTATAAAGATGGTAAAGCTTCTAAACCTACTCCAGGCTGGTTTTCTCTTGATGAAGGCGCTACAAAGCATCGCAAAGGAGATTTAGATTCTAAAATAGCAGAGGGGTTAAAGAAAAATGAAAATATTTAAATTAGACAAGTTCGCTGATTCCAGGGGTTGGAGTTTAAACGATATTTACGCAAATGCCGATTTTGTGATAGGAAGCGTGAAGGGAGTATCTCCCCATTGTAAGCAGTGTAACAGCTTTCAAATAAACTATTCGGTAGTAAATCCTGGGATAATTAAAGCCTGGCATCGTCACAAATGCCAAGATGACTATTTCTGCATAGTGAAGGGTATGGCTCAAGTAGGAGTTTATAACCCTAAGACTAAAAGAGCTGAAAAATTCTTTATAGGGGAGCATAATCCTTGTGTAGTAAGAATTGATGCGGGAGAATGGCACGGACTAACCCCTATAGGGGATGAATCTTGCGGGCTTCTATATTTTGTTACCTGTAAGTATGATCCCCAAAATCCAGATGAAGAAAGGGCTAGCTATACAGATTTCGTAGACAAAGATTGGTGGAAACCTGAGAACAAGTGATTCTATTTGAAATTTTTATATGGATAATGTCCAGCATAATAGCTGTATGTATGATTATCTGCGCAATCGCAGAGTTTTATGGATTTGATACACTTAATGAGGATACAGAGTATTTGATTAAAGAATCAATCTGGAAGAGAGATTTCGATGCTAAAGACGAAAGAAATTTCGATCCTAAATATACGATAAAAGATCCTCTGCAATTCGACGATTAATGCCTACTATTAAAGAAGATTCTAAATGGGAGTGGCATGGGGTAAAATGCGCGACTTGTAAAGAAAAGTCCGAAATTAGGATAAAACTAGGAACTTTATGGAATTCTTCCGCGTTTAATAAGAAACACCAATATATTTGCAAACCGTGTAAAAAATTAAAGAAAGGGAAGTAAGAGGGTATATAACATAGGATAAACTCATGAGTATTTTCGGAAACAACACCACTATTAATTACCAAAACACCACTAAAGCGATAGAAGCTGATAGAGAATTTAAGCTATTTGTAGAGTCAAAAATGGCTGATAAATCTTGCGATGCGTACACAGGGTACTCTGAAGCTAAGATTATCGAACTACTTCGTGAGGAATTCTCCAAATTTAAACACGCGTCCCCTAATAAAAAAGGCGAGACCGAGTCTAAAAAATCTAAAATACCATCTTTTAAGTCTATCCATACAGCCCTAGGGACCCAGGAATTTGGCACTATTTTTACGACCCCACAATCTGACAGAATCTATGTGATTACTAAAGGAACTTGGGGTGAGAAATCAGATAACAAGGTAGTTAAAGGATTTGCGCTAACTACGGATATGGATAAAATTAAAAAATACGCAAAAAGAACTAAAGTAAAGCATGGCGGTTCCGCTATAAACATTTTAGATAAAGATGAAGTAACCCCTACAATGCTTAGAGGTAAAGGCAAGCACGTAGATCTTGCTAAATTTAAAAAGAAAAAATAATATTATGAACATACATCAACGTAGAAGAGCAGCTAGAATAGCCGCATTAGAAGCTGAGCAAAAAGCAGCAGCTCAAGCAGCTCCAGCAGCTCCAGCAGCCCCCGCCGTAGAAGACGCTAAGTTTACAAAAGCCTCATTAAACAAAATGAGTAAAGATGAATTAGAGCAATTAGCTCGTGATTCTTTTGATATTGAACTTGATAAGCGTAAGAGAAAAGGCTTTTTAGTAAAAGCAATTCTAAAAGCGCAAGGATAATGGCTCGTCCCTATAATCCTAAGACTGACCTTTATAACGCACCTCGTATTCAAAAGGAATTTAAAACAATTCTTAAAGATATCGAAGGTGATAGAGTAAAGGCGTGGGAAGCATACGAATACTTTAAAGCACTCGTAGAGGCAAATCCTGACGACATGAAAGCTAAATCCGAAATGGTTAAGTGTTTAGAAATTTACACTAATACTCAAAATACTAAAATGAAAGCATTGGACTCTTTGGTTAAAATTAGAGTTCATCTTGATAAAACTCCTGCACCTGATAAAAGCGCAGAAAATTTGGAAATGCTTTCTTTCGATGATCTAAAACAAAAAAAATATCAATAGTATTTTCGAAACCGTTTCTCCTATAATATAATATGAGTGAACAAAAATACTTCGTTACCTACAGTCAAGCACTAGACTGTTTTGTTAAAGTCCGCAAAATTGAAAAAGGGGAAATCGATTTAATATTCGCTACTCTGGATAATAAACTTTCGGATACCAATTATAGTATTGAGGAGTTTACAGAATTCATTTGTAAATCTTTAGTCCATGAGTACGAGAAACTAGTTAAAGTCCATGGTAATTCTAATTTATTATCAGAATCTTTATACTCATGTGTAGTTGAAGTTTACCCTATACTAACTATCGAATCCGCGTGTATGCATTTTAATTATTTGGCGGAAGAGGGGTCTTCAGTATCCCCAAAAGATATAATTAAGAGTGTAAATGAATCTTCCAACTATAATATGGTAGATTTGCAAAGAATCCGTAAAAATATAGAAAAGGATTTAATAGGTCAAGAAAATGCGGTTGAGAAAATGTTTAATATGTTTAAACTAGTGAATTCTGGATTTGAGAGCTTTGGTTCTGCATTTTTTATTGGACCTACCGGAGTAGGTAAAACTCATATAGCAAACCTTATAGCTGAACATTACATGGGAAGCCCCCAGAAGATTTTAAAAATTAATTGTTCCGAATATGCAGGACCCCATGAATACGCTAAATTAATCGGAAGCCCCCCGGGTTATGTGGGCTCTAATGAGCCTGGTATCTTAGCTAGCAAAGCTGAGGAATCTTCAGAATGGGTAATCTTATTTGATGAAATTGAAAAGGCCGATACAAAGCTTCATAATTTGTTACTTGGATTTCTAGATGATGGTAAAATCACTGATAACAAAGGTAATTTATTAGATTTCACAAATTCAATTTTTCTCTTCACAAGTAATGTGGGTATCCATGATAACGTGGGAATAAAGACTGTAGGGTTCGATAGTAAGGTAAGTACTTATAAAGGGGTTAGAGAGAATATAATGGACGCTTTCAAAAGAGAGTTCTCCCCAGAGTTTATTAATCGCATTGATGAGGTAATTTTCTTTAACCAATTAACTAGAGAAGACGCAGAAAACATCACAAAACTAAATTTACGTAATTTACCCATAAAAATTACTAAAAAACTGGTATCTCACGTAGTAGATAATGCATACTCGCCTGAGTATGGGGCGAGGAATATAAAGCGCTATATAAAGCAAAATGTAACACTAAAACTCGCTGATAAAATCCTAAATGGCTCTGAAGCTAAGAAATTCAAGCCTAAATTCCAACAGGGGGAACTCCTTGTAGAAGAAATATAATATGTCTGATAAACCTAACTTAATCCTCACAAACGCTAGACTCTTAATGGGTCTTCTTATACCCCTAATCACTGTATTATATTTCTTTTTCCAATTACAGGCAGATATAAAAGTAAATGCAGACCATATTGAAGATAACATGACTGCGATTATGAAAATAGAACAGAAAGTGGAAAGTATGGAAAAGAGTATGAACACTTTAGTAATTGATATAAGAGTAATGACAGTCCAAATTGATACCATGATAAAAACAATGGAAAGGATGGAGAAAAAACTCGAAAAAGAATAAATATTTTTGTTATAATTGGAACTCCTTATACTATAATGGTATAAGGGGTTTTATTTTTGGAAAATTTACATAATATAACAGGCGTGGTTTTAGCAGGTGGCTTAGGGTCTAGATTAGACCCTTTAACTAGAGCCACAAATAAGCACTTACTTCCAGTTTTTGACGAGCCAATGGTTTATCATCCGATTCGAACATTAGTAAATGCGGGTATTAAAGATATTTTAGTTGTTACTGGAGGTCCCCACGCTGGAGATTTTATCAAAGTTCTTAGAAATGGTGAGGATTTAGGCTTGGACAGGCTAAATTACGCTTACCAAGAAGGAGAAGGGGGTATAGCACACGCTCTAGCTATGGCACAATCGTTTGTAGGCTCTAATAAGTGCGTGGTGGTTCTGGGAGACAATCTAATCTTTGAGGACGTCTCACAGGCTGTAAATGAGTTCTCATGGGAAGCCAAAGGAGCTCATATTTTTACCAAAGAAGTTCCCGACCCTGAAAGATTTGGAGTAGTAGAATATGCTCCCGTAGGAAACTCAATCCAGGACATCATAGAAAAGCCGGAAATTGCACCTTCGAATGACGCTGTTATTGGGTTATACATGTATGACAACACTATTTTCAAGAAGATTAATTCACTTTCACCCTCCGAAAGGGGAGAATTAGAGATTACTGACATTAATCGAATGTACCTAAAAGAAGGTACCCTCACAGCCCACAAGATTAACGGGGCTTGGTTAGACTGCGGAACTCCGCAATCCTTGGCAGAAGCGAATGCTATCGTGCTAGAAGATTATAAAAATACTCATTAATGAAAAACATTTTAATTACTGGCGGGGCTGGATTTATAGGTTCCCGATTTGTTAGGCATATTTACGATGCCACTGACTATAACATCACCGTATTAGATAAACTTACATACGCGGCTGATAGTGATAGAATCCCTAAATATATAAAAAAAGATGAAAAACGTTTTAATTTGGTTGTTGGCGATATTTGCGATATTACCTCTACTGACCTGCCTCCTCTTAGTTACATTGTTAATTTTGCCGCTGAGTCTCATGTGGATAATTCTATATCTGATGGTAGACCATTCGTTCGATCAAATATCGAAGGGGTGTTCAATCTACTTGAAATAGCAAAAAAGCAGCCTAAGAACATATTTCGTAAATTTGTACAAGTCTCTACAGACGAAGTTTACGGGGATATGGAAGATCTTAATGGCTCCCCTGAAGCTACAGAGTCCTTTAATTTAAAACCATCTTCTTATTATTCAGCTTCTAAAGCTGCTGCGGAAATGTTAGTTTTATCAGCACATAGAACCTTTGATTTACCATATTTAATTACTAGATGTTGTAATAACTTTGGACCTGGGCAACACGCTGAGAAATTCCTCCCTACTGTGTTTGAAGCTATGAAAAACAACAAACCTATCCCAGTGTATGGTGATGGGCTGCAAATTAGAGAATGGATTCATACGGATGACCATGTAAGGATAATGCTAGACCTCATGCATTCCCACTATAATTCTGAGACTTATAATATTGGTTCAGGATTTGCATATACTAATATAGAAGTAATCGAAAAGATCTCCGAAGTTTTAGGTATCCCCGCGAATATTGAATATGTAGCAGACAGACTGGGACATGATAAAAAATACGCATTAGATTGTAAGAAGCTAAAAGCTTATCAAGGAGACAAAATCTTTACACCTTTAGAAGCATTTTTACAGAGTGAATCGAGAAATTAAAACAATATTACTAACTGGAGGGTCTGGGACGCTTGGTTCAACTCTCCTACCCTTATTAAAGGAAGCCGGATATAAAATATTCGCACCAACTCACGAAGAATTTCCAGTAGAGGATATTATTGGGGTGAGTGAGTATTTAAAAGACGAAAAAAGATTTGATTGTATTCTTCACTGTGCTGCTTGGACAGACGTTAAAGGCGCTGAAAAACCTAAAAACAAAGTAGCGGTAATTGAAACAAATATTTACGGTACTATGAATATGAGAGTAGCTGCGAAATGGCAACCCAGAAAGACTAAAATCGTATATATTTCAACAGATTATGTATATGAAGGAACTGAAGGGGGTTATACGATTAAATCTAAACCTAACCCTGGGACATTTTATGGCTGGTCTAAGTTAGCAGGTGAAGCTTTTATGCTTCCTACTGATCTGATTATTAGAACTTCATTCTGTAAAAGAGGGACTTGGGGACCTACGAAAAAGCATTTACAAGCTGTATTTGAAGATATTTATACTTCCAAAGATTGGGTTGATATTATAGCCCCTAAGATCGTAAAAGCTTTAAAACGTAAAGGTGTTATCCATATCGGGACTAAGCGCAAGTCATTAGAGAGCTTGGCTAAAGAAGATTATCCAGAAATTAATATTATTTCCCATAAAGACGTAAAATTAGGATATAATTATCCAATAGATTGTTCATTGAATTAGTCTATATAATACGAGGATAATTAAATATGGTATACGGATTAGCAGGAACCCCTACGGTTCAACATTTACGAGATTACGGCTTTACAGCCGTATCTGGGATTGGCGGCGGTGCAGGTAATGATATTACTACAAGTATTACTACTATTCTTCCGGATGTTTCCTCGTTACCGGGAAGCACTGCCAACTCTCAGTATATTTTATGGGGGGTTATATGTGCAACCGCCGAAGCAGCAACTTCAAATACCTTCTCCGGATACCTTATTAATACTACAAACTCCCATGTCGCATACCCAGGAGCATCTTCTGCCGACGACGCAGTAATTTTATCATTCGCAACCTCCAAAGAAGGACCTTTTTTCTGGTCCACTGATCATCCTATAGGACTACCTAAAGGATCTGGATTAAAGTTAGATGCTACCGGACGTGATAGAAATAATATCGTATACGTATACTACTCAATTAAAAACTAATGACACCTCCCGCAGAAAATAGATTCGGACGAGCTGGTGGACCTTCCATGGCTCAAATTAAAGAATATTCTACTCTAAACACCACCTCATTCCTTGATCCATTGGATGGGGCTGTATTACTCGCTGATGCCTCCTCACTTTCAGGGGGTAGTGCCGACTCATATTATCTTTTATGGGGCGTTACAGCTACTACAGACAGCACTAACCCATTTTTTGGACTACTTTTTGATTCCAATGTAACTCACGTAGGTAGTACTGCCGACTCTTCCACATATTTAGGATTTGGTGCAAATAGCCAAGGTCCCTTTTTCTGGAATACAGAACAGCCTGTTAAAATTAATCCCGGAAGCGGTCTTAAATATGATGATGTTGCGAGTACATCCAAATACTTAATAACTATTGTCTATTCAATAGTACACGCGGGAGTCTAACTCATGGCTCAATATATCGGGCTTATTGAAGATGCTTCCTCCGCATCCTCTGTTGTAGTTGTTGATATTGCGGAAAGTTTGGATATCTCCGGATTTACCCCCGAGATAGTTGTTTCTTCGATGCCCGCGATAGGAGTATCTTCTATAGTTTTAGATGCACCCATGGCTGTATCAGGTACAGTTACAACAGCAGCTCCTGCGAACCAAAACGTATCAGGCATTTCTTTAGATGCAATCCAAGCTTCGACTGCGACTCTCCAAGCTGATTTAGGTAATTTAAGTGGAGTTCTAAACACTATAGTTACTACAAGTGCGGTTGATGTATCTGGAACTTCATTAGACGATATTGAAACTAACACAAGTAATATCTCAGGAGCTGTAAAGTCCTCCAAGATGGATGTTAATGTAAAATCATATGATACTACAGGTGCCGTTACGGTGGAGGCTGGTGATTCTAAAATTCCCGTTCAAATGTATGCACACACCGTCGGTGGGAATGATATAATTTTACAGGCAGACGCCGACGGTAACTTAATGCTCAATACCTCTGCGTCCCCTCCTACAGAGATAACCTCTCCAGTTTTACCCGCAGACTCAGAATTCCTATCAACTGCTACATTTACTTTTGACGCAGGCGGCGATATACCAGCGTCAGACGTAGCAGTTATTGCAGCACAAGGGGTTAGTAAGAGGATTTTAATATATGGAATTACTATCTCCTCAACAGGGACAAGTGGAAGGGGTTATTGGTATTTACACGATGGCGCCTTTGTTGACAATGGAAGTCCTTATAACAAATGCTCAGGTGCGATAGATGCGGGGAATGGTGTAGCTGTAACAGACTTAACGTTCCCATACCCAGTAGCAATTAGAGCAAACTACGCTGTAAATATATCAGTAACAGAAGCAGTATCCCAAGCATATTTGGTGGGTACTGTGTATTATAAAGTAGCGGATTATAGTTAAAATGAAAAATCAGCAAGAGAAAGCAATTAGAATTGTGGTTAATGGTAAGATAATCCATGAGGATTTCCAAACACTCGAAGAAGCAATGGAATGGGCAAAGGTCTTTATTAAAGAGGACAGCTCCCAACTTCTATTTGAAAGTTACGAGAAATCCAAATTACTCTTAGATTAGTTTCAAAAATAGAGTAAAAAATACTATAATATAGTATGGATATAAATACATCTAATATCATGGGGTTTGTGAAAACAAATTTCTTTAAAATTATGGGAGTATTTCTTATAATCGGTTTATTGCAATATGCGTTCTCTGACAAGGAAGAAACTTCTACCCCTACGGTAACTGAAGCTGAAGCGCTAAAGTAATTCTTATGGGAAATCTTATAGAGAAAGTGGATCACCCTGAACATTATAATCAAGGTATTGAAGCTATCGAATATATTAATTCGTGGAATATGGGATTTAATGAGGGTAATATTGTCAAATATATTACCCGCTACCAATTCAAAGAAGGACTTGAAGACTTAAAAAAGGCTCAATGGTATCTCGATAATCTCATAAGTCAAATAGAAACTTCAAAAAAGTCAAAGCAACTTTACAAAAAGAATAGCCCGAAAAAGTCAAAACAACTTCTTTTAGAAATGGAGAAGTTACCTACCCTAAAAAAGTCAAAGCAATGAAAGAAGATTATACAGAACAAGCATCTTATAAATTATGGATGGCATGCTTATCAGCATCTACCATCATAATGTTATGGAACTCATTACCTTCAGCAGAAGGATATTTATTTTTTACTAGTTTTTCTGCAATGCTATATTTAACCTATAAAGATATAAAAAAACGTGATGAGTAAAAAAGTCAAAGGGAAAGTTTCTAGCTCTAAAAAAGTCAAAGATAATATTCAAGTTGTTACAAATGAAATTCATCTTTTGATTTATCAAGTTTCTGAAACAGAAGAAAATATATTATCAGCTTACAATTATAAAGAAGATATTATATTTTTAATAAACGAGTTTGTAAAAAGTCAAAACTTAAGAGAGAAATACAACATTGAAAATGTTGAAAATCTAAAAATGATTTCAATTCCTTTAGAAAATAAATTTGGAATGGAAATACCAAGTTCCTTAATTAGAAAACAAGAATTAGATAAACTACTTTCTGATTTAGATAAATCAATTTCCGAAATGGAACAATCTCAACCTGAGAAAATCAATTAACATAATTATGAATGATAACATTAAATCTTATTTAACGGAAGCCTATGAAGGGTATTCCAAAAGCTTAACTCAAGTAGATGAGTTTCTTGCACAACAAGAGACACAATTAACTGAAGCAAAAGAACATCGGGAAACAATGGTTTCTAAAATCGAAGAACTCAAGGAAATGCTTGGAATTGACGATACAGTAGAAGTCGTAACCGAAGAACCAGAAGTCGCACCTGTGTAACTTCTAAGTTCGAATTATAAATTAGGGATATAGCTTTATGCTGTATCCCTTTTTTTATAACAATACCACAAACCAAAATCCGCCGAAAAAATGAGTGGAAAGTTGTAATTCTGAATCAAGTTTACGACAACCCAAAAGTGGCGTGGCAATATATTATAGTCTTATACCGACAAGTAATAAATCGCTCTAAAGGGCGAACTTTTAAGAACTTAGGAAAAGTAGATTAAAATGGGGCGGAAAGGGGCGTATTAGAAATATAAATATCGGCTAATAAAACTTTTACAATTCCGCCCTTTTACCTATAATATAATGTAGGGAATAATGCTAGTAAAATAATTTACTAAATCAAACCGAAGTGTGTTTTGAGGTATCTTTTACTGAATAATTTCTCATAAAATAAAAGCATTATTCCTTACATTTTTTAACAATTTTTTTAACAATCAAATAATAATAACAACATGGCTAAAACCCAAACTAAATCAACAAAGCGTTCAACTCCTATGTATCCTCGTGCTTTCCGTTATCGTGCAAACGGAAGTGAAAGTAATCGGAAAGTATTAGTAACAGCGCAAAATCAAAACTCTCTACGAGGATTTGATATTTCCGAAATGACAACTCGTCAAATCAATGCTCTTGAAAAGACATGGAGTAAAGTTCAGAACTTAAATATTCCATTGGCTGATAAAGAATCAAAAGCGATTTCTTCATCTCGTAATGCTAAAACTTCATTTAAGTCTTTTAAGCAATCACGAGTAAGATACTTCTTGAAGAACAGTTAGGTTTTTGTAAAGTGTGTTTATACCCATCACTTCTTAGTGGTGGGTATTTCGCGTTCTACCTAACAACTTTCTAATAGAAATATAAATAACCTCCCAAATAGGGTGGTAAAATACCAAAACTGTGGTATAATGATTTCTCACAGGGCATGATTAGCCCCCTCTCTAAACACTTTAATCAACACTATGACATCTAACTTCGTAATTGAAAAAACAAAATCAGACATCTGTAAAGCACTTGTCGAAACAGGAAAAAACGTTCTTCTCACAGGTGGAACAGGTTGTGGAAAAACAACTTTCGCATTGGAAATGGCAGAAGAATTAAATCTTAATCCTGTCGTAATAAATTGTGGTTCTACACAAGACGCTCGTTCTGCGCTAATTGGATATTTCACTCTAAAGAATGGCGATACAGTATTTCAAGAAAGTGATTTACTAAAAGCTATCCAAGAACCAAATACTATGGTTATACTAGATGAATTATCAAGAGCATCAGACGACGCACTAAACATCTTATTCCCATTATTGGATTTCCGCGCAGACATTCGTGTTGAAGAACGTGATGAAGATAGAATGGTAAAAGTTGCTGATAATGTTAAATTTGTAGCAACTGCAAACGTAGGATTAGAATACTCAGCTACTCGTAGTATTGACCGCGCTTTACAAGACCGTTTTCTATGTTTCAACATTCCTTATATCACACCTACGCAATTAAATGGTTACATTAAGAAATTGCATGGTAAAGAAATCGCTGACCAAATGAAACCACTTTCTCAAGTTTATGGATATACACATAAGATGATGAAGAAAAGCAAGATTGGCACAGCACTTTCTACTCGTATGATTCTTGATGTTGTTCCTTTAGTTTCTAAGTTTACAATTGGACAAATTCTTGAGAATGTTATTCTATCAATATACCAAACTGATAGTTCTAGCATTATATCAGACGCATCTATTATTCGTGAATACGCAGATAGTGTAGGAATCACTTTTAAGAACTAGAATGCTTAATCCTATTACTGAAATCGAAAGTTTTGAGATAACAGACTTAAATGCTGATTATCTCAAAGCATGGTTAGAAGAAGATTTAGATTCAATAGATGAAAAGACTTTGTATGACCTACAACAGTTAATTTCACATTACGCTAGTATCATTGTTCCTTCTACTAATGTAAAAGTTGAATATCCAACATCTCTTGACGCATCTGCTTGTGCCGATACTGATAAAGGTGTTGTGTTTATTCCAACTTCAACATTACTACAAGGAGAGTTAGACCATACTATTGGCTTAATGATTCATGAGTTACACCACCTTAAATTATCATTAAAAGGTTCTGAAATATCAGAAATATGTTTCTACATGGTAAACAAAGTATTGAAAAATACTTATGTAGGAAATGATGATGAGGGTTGGGAAAGTCTTTACGAAGTTATACAATCTCATAAAACAATCGGAATGGTTGAATTGAGAAAGATATATGATGGAAAGGCTCAGCCAACTGCGCATGAAAACTTCTATCTAAAATCTATTAAAGGTTTAGCTATGTTGTTAAACTGTGTTGAAGATGTTAGAATTGACAGTATGGCACAGCCAAACTTAAAGAAGTATGTTGATAAAGGAGATGCGTTACACGCACCTTATTTTATAGAAAAGTATAATGAGGGTAAGTTTGAAGAACGTAACATTGAAAATACAGGATATAAGTTCTTGTTTCATCATAAGGATTTTCTCCATGATGATTACATAGATTCAACTTATCCTAATTTAACTGACCTGTTAGATTCTACTCCTCTTGAATATATCCCTGTTATATTTGATATTTACAAAAATGAAATTAGAGATTCCGTTCTTGCAGAATACGATAACCAAGATATGCCAACTGAGAGTTCTAAAGGTGGAAACCTAGACGAACTTTTGGAAACACAAAATGATGATAATTCTGATTATAATTTAAGCGATGGTTGTGAAATTCCTGAAAGTGAGTTTGTTAAATCATCTACAGAGAAAAATAATACAGAAGAAAATGAAGCTATGGTTGAGTTTATGGAAAAATATGAACCACAATATATTCCAATAACTCCAACATTAGCTGATAGTATAGATGTTATGGGTAAAGTTAAAATCCATACCACAACAGAAGAATTGATAAATAATTATCGTAGTGATAAAGACTTTATCGAATACTCATGTGTAGTTTATGATGACTGCGCTTAATAAAACCCAATAACCTAAATAATAATTACAAATGCCACAATCGCAACCAAAAACAACTGATGAATTGTTTAATACTAAGTTTTCAGTTAGACCAACACTAAATTCTCCTTTACAAAATTGTGAGAAGTTAGATACTTCTTTTCTCGCTAATGTTACAGACGAACAGATAGATGCGTATGAGTCAGAATTAAATACTTATACAACAGATGTGTATAGACCTTTATCGCGCCAACAGGATAAGGTTATGCAATTTATTATCCAAGCTGTGAATAACATCTTTGGTAGTAATAGTAAGGAAAGTAAATACTTTCATCGTGCCTCGAATAAAGGAACTTTGCTAAGTTCATATTTTAATGAGATGAGTGATATTCATACAGTTAAAAGAGAAGTCGCGGAAGCTAGAGAAAACTCTCGACATTCTTCTAATATAGTTTTAGCAGATAATGATGTAGAACAAATTGATTTAGCAATTAAATACTTAATTGAGAAAGGTTTTACTTATGGAGAAGATTTTACTTCAAGTAATGCAGTTAATATAGCAAAATCAGAAATGTCTCACGATATAGCAACATCAGATACTCTTAAACAATCGTTTATAAAGCATAGTGATAATTGTTCTGAGGTTTGTAAAACACAACAATTTGAAATGACATTACATGAAAATCAAATACACAATGAGTGTGCCTGTGGGTCAGTTTCTTATGATATGGAAATGGAATTAGGCGTAGATATTCATGGTAAAGTAGTTGTTAAATCAATGGTAGAGGATAACAATTAAATGGCAAAAAATAACTTTGTATTAAGTTCGGAAAGTATTTATAGGGAGAATGTCTCTAGTAATGTTGTAAATGCTAGAGACATTATGGAACAGATGTTTTCTAAAAAGATTAACCTCCTTTTAGAAAGCAAACGACCTCGTAAATCCTATTCAACTAAAGGTAAACTATGTTCTCGTAGGCTATACCAAACTCCTTTTAATGATAACGTCTTTACTAAACATAATAATATCCCTACATCAGACACTACTATTGTAATGTTAATTGATGCTAGTGGAAGTATGGACGGAACTGTTAATATTAACTTAGGAACAGAGGGATATAGAATATCTCAATTACAGGCTTGTAATGCTGTTGTATCTGCTTTTGCAAAATCAGTTGATAGAGTAACTAATAATGCAATTAAATTAGAAGTCTTCACTAAGACAAGTGCTGATATTTCAGATTCTAATATACTAGGTATGAAAGGCGCATTTCCTGCTCTGACTAGAGTGTTTACAAACACTAGAAAGAAAATGGACGTAAACCGTATCTTGCAACTCGATACTATGTCTCCCATTATTAGAAAGCGAGATGATGGAGGTAGAGAGGGTATAGGAAGTTCCACACCAGAATATGCAGTTTTACCTGCACTATTTAATTGGATTAAGAAAAATGTTACAACTAAAAATGTTGTTGTATTCAACTTAACCGACGGAGATACTTATTCAATGATTAACAATGTTAGTATTGGGAATGAGTTTACTCAACAAATGCGTGAGAAATACTTACGACATACTGAAAATGTAACTTTGTATATTGATGGAGAAGAAACTCCTGAAGCTAAACAAGTTTACGGAAACAACTTAATTGGAACAGATGGAGATTTTATAACTCCAATGTTCGACACACTAATCAAAATCTTTAATAAATCAATCACATGAGCAAATTCGCTAAAAAGAAATCCACTAAACTCGTTAATTACGATAAATGCCCTACCCTACCTTTGTTCGCCTTTGCAAATGCTATTGCAAAAGATAATTACATAGAAGATGAAAATATAGAGTCTGTTTTTATCGTAGATGATAATGAGGGTAAAATTGTATTTAAAGGTAAATCACTTTATATTACTACTCAATTTATGTTGGATTGTATCCAAACATTTTACGCTATTAACTTAGAAAGAAATCAATACGATAGTATTGAACCTAAAAAATATACTTTTGAGAATAAAAATACTAACGATTTATATGATAATAGAAATCATTCTCAAGAGCGTAATTCTTATGGATATAGACGTAATGGTAACACCCCTACAACTAACAAAGCAATACAAGCACTTGATATTCTTTTCTATATGAAAGAGCGTGGTAAGACTTGTATATCTTCATCTAGTAAAGCTGAGTTTAGAAGAATTGATAGGTATAGTGAGGGTATGATATCTCGAAGTGATTACTTTAAGTTAGAAGTTTATACTACACATCTTATATCTGAAAGGCTTGAGTTTACTCGTATAATGAATGAGATATTAAACTTACATAGTGATAATGTCAGAAAGTGTAATAGTATTCGAGAGTGTAAAAGCACACTTGAATTATTAGATAAGCATAATCATAAAACAATAGGCGATATTAAAGTTTCTAAAACAGCAAACTTATTCTTAGAATTAGGAGGACAAGCATATGTATCTTAATAAAGAACACGCCAAAGCATTAAAAATACTTATTGAGTATAATACAGGTGCTAAAGATTTCACATTCCCTAAAGATGCTAAACAATTAAAAGAAGCACTTTTATTACTAGAAAAGAAGGTAAACAAAAAATGAAAGTAACCGAAATTAACTTGGAATTATTAAATTCCATATCTCATGTAAACAATGCTATTAAACATCTTTTAGGTTCGGAAGAATCTTATGAGGAGTATATGTATAAAGAGCGTTTACAAAAATCAGTTGAGTTAGTATCAGAATATGTTTCATGCTATGATGCTGACGGTAAAGTTTCTCAGCGTGGGCAAGTTCCTAGTTGTTGGAATAAAGATACTATCTTTGAGAATGATGCTGAGAAGCAAGCCATTTTTGATAAACAGAATACTTGGCAACGTGAATTAGATTTTAGCCCACAAGAAGAGGAAGAAACTAATGAGTGAAGAAGAGTGGAATATCTTAAAAAGTAGATACGGAAAGCTATTATACCATATTGCACATCGAATTGGTGGAGATAATATTACAAATAGTGTTGAAGATAGTTACCAAGATTTAAGTATAGCTTGTATGGACGCAGTTAATGCGTATCGTAAAAATGTAGCTATGAAGTTTACAGATTTTGTTGATACAACAGGATTTGATAAATATCTAAAAACAGTATTATGGAATTGTAAGAATAATAAAGGTTCAACAATTACTAAGAAGAAAGTATTGCAGAATAAAGTAACTTTAGAAGAAGAACTTATAGATGCTGAGATGTGCCATCTTGATACATCATCTATTATGTTTGAGGATTCCGATTTAGTTGAAGAATGTCGTGATATTGTAGATGCAATACATCAGAACCCAAAGCTAATTAAGCCTAATGGTTCTATCAATCTCAATGCTTTATCTAAAGAGTTGGGAAAAGAAAAGGGTAAAGTAAAACTTTACATAACACAATTAGAAACAGACCTTAATGAATATTGGGAGAATTAAATGACAACAACAAAATTTAAGAATTGGAAAACAACCAAGAATAAAAATACTGCTACAAAAGCATTAAAAAGATTACAACAAACTTATCCTAAATTACAATTCCAAATGATTGAAAGACAATGGAGAGATAAGGATAAGAAATCATTTTCTATTAGAACTATAACTCGTAAAGGGAGTAAGCGTAATGCCTAAACACTCATTAACAATTAAAGAAGCTATCTCTATTGTTTTGGAAGATTTACATCGTAGAATACCAAAAACAAATCAAGAAGGTTTCTTAGCAGAACCCCAAGTTTACGAAGCTATAGCAAGATTACTCGAACATATTAGCAAATAATGAAATACATACCGAATAAAGAAGATGCGAACCATCGTAAAGCTAGAAAGTATTCTTTCATATCCGTTGTGTTAATTATAATTTTAATGTGTATGACCATAAGCTGTGGAACTATAGAATATGCTTACTCAGACGCACAATGGTTAAACCATAAAATACATTTTCAAGATGGAGAAACTAGAATAGACTGTAGTTTCTGCGAAGATTACAATACGCAAATACCGTAAGCATGGAACAGTTCACTTTACTCTTAATCATGCTTACAATACTATCTCTTATTCTTGTAATAATATTAGTAGGAATAACAATGCTATCAGATGCTAACGAAAAACGCATTAAGCGTCGTAAGCAACGTGATAGAAACACTAAACATATCGAATTAAACGAACTTAGATTGGAACAAATCGAAATGCGTTTAGGAATGATAGAAACCCAAATCCATAAAATCAAATGAAACAACAACCATATATTAGAACCAATACGGAAGTAGGACTTCCCTCTTTTAGCCAATTAAATGAGGGTTATGCAGTTCTAATCTGCCATGATAATCGTTCAACAAATCAAAAAGAATGGACTCCACTTCATAATAGTTGGGGTTATCCTTATACTCAATTAGGACACGCAATTAGAAAAGCACAAACTTATGTTAATTGGGGTCATAGTTATCATATTTGTATTGTGAATATTAAAAGTGGAGAGATAATGTGGGCATCATGGGAATTAAATGATAATCATAAAATGTATATTGAACAAGGAGAATTAGCAAAATGACCAAACCTATCATCACAGAAAATAATGTTAAATCTGCAATAGCGATTTCATGCAATATTACTACTGAAGAAGCATATGCTATTCAGCAAACATATTATATGGCAGAAACCTTATATATTAAAAATCATAAAGAATGGACAGATGCTGAAAAAGAGCATCAAGCCCATATCTTAGAACAATTACAACTCGTGCTTGATAAACTATCAAGTATATTTCTTGGAAGCTACTTCCGAAACGAAAACTAAATCAATGGAAATAATCATAATCACAATACTAGCACTCAACACATTGTTGCAGATATTTTTCTTTCGTAAACTATCACAAATAATGGACGAAATAGACCAACAAGATGAAGAGATTGAAATGCTTAATTACCAATACTTTGAGTTGCAAAAGCTACTTAAAGAACAACTAATGACTACAGTATAATGAAAATAAACTATAATAAATTCGAACTATTACTAGAAAAGGTCTTTAATACTATGGCGTTTATAAGAACTATTATTACAATTATAATTTTTGGAATGATGCTTTGCCAATTAACAGGTTGCACAACTCCACCTAAACTTGATGCTTATGAACAGCACAGATATGATATAGAGATATATAGAAATATGAAAACTTTAGATGGAACTCCATATAATGAATTACAAGATATGTGGGGAACATTATACATCGAAGCACAGCTAATCAGTATGGGGTATAACTAATGCCTAATCATTGCACATCAGTTTTGCATCTTGACGGAGATATAAAACACCGTCAAGAATTTGTAGATAAGAACAAGGGTTTCGATTGGTCAGATACTAAAAAAGAGAAAGAATATAAAGACCTTTCTTTTCATGCTCAATGTCCTATCCCTAAGAAACATATAAATAGCCATCTTAAAAACTCATCAAACTCAGATTGGTATGGTTGGTGTAATAGTAATTGGGGAACAAAATGGGATGCTTATGAACTAACTCTTAATCACGAAGATAATTATACAACATATTGCTTTGATACTGCGTGGAGTCCACCCTTTGAATGGATAAACAAAGTTTCTAAAAAATTTCCTAACATTAGGTTTAATTTAGAATGGGCTGAGGAAAGTGGTTTTGGAGGAACTTGTTCTGTTCAAAATGGAGAGATGTTTGAAGAACACTCATATAGCCAAAAAGAATGGAGAAATTTCATGGGTTACGAAGAAGAAGATTACGAGGACGATGATGAATAGAGAACAAAAGCAAACCCATAAACAACAAATCAAGAGCATTATGAATCTTCTTGATTACTTTAATCAGCATTTAGGTATTGATACCTTTTATGCTAAAATCGAGATTGCTAAAATAGAATCTCAAATAACTAACCTTTATCATAAAATTAAAAACAATGAATAAAATACTAACAACAGTAACGGTAACAGGATTACTATGCTTGGCAATAGTGGGATTACTATATCCTAAAAATACTACTATCATTCCTGAAATAGGAAGATACCGAGTCATTTCCCATGTTTCCAAAATGGACGAGGATAAAACAGTAATTATCCATACTCATACTGAGGACACTTCAACAGGAGATATATTACATACTACCTGTTCTATAACCCTAAATGGAGATACTAAAGTA